CTAAAAGAAGCAACGCAGGCACTAAGGCTACACAAGAAGAAATAGGTTACATCGAACAACTTATTCAACGGACGAAAGAATTAGAACAACAATATAAGAGTTTGCCAAAAGCAGCCGATGCAAAACCCATTATACAGGAGTTTTCGCAAGTTAAGAAAGAATTGGATAAAGTTGGTAAAAGCCTCGTAGATGCGTCTAAAAAACAGAACTTGGCCGAAGGCAGTATCCTTTCTTATAGAGCCGAATTATCCAAGTTAATATACGAATACGACAGATTAAGCGCCGCAGAAAGAGAGGCAGCCGCAGGTAAAGAACTACTTAAGAACATCCAACAAACAACCATAAAATTAAATGAGGCCGAACAAGCCTCAATGCGTTATCAGCGAAATGTCGGTAATTATAAGTCTGGTTTTAACGGCCTCACGTTTCAGGTACAACAATTAGCACGAGAGCTGCCGTCTATTGCTTATGGGGCTAATATATTCTTTGCCGCCATATCTAATAACGCACCAATGTTTGCAGATGAGGTAAAAAGAGCCAACGAAGAGTATAAAATACTTAGGCAGCAGCAAAAAGAAGGCATGAATCTGAATGTAAAAGCCGTGCCTGTATGGAGACAGGTTGCCGCAAGTATATTTAGCTGGCAGACTGCATTTGTTGCGGTAGTTACCGTGATGACCTTGTTCGGGGCTAAGATTTTTGAGGCTATTGGCAACATGTTTAAATTTGGTAGTGCTGCCAAGTTAACAGGAAAAGAAATAAAAGAATTGGGAAAAAGTTTCGCAGAGGCATCCGCAAAAGAAATAGCTCAATTAGATAAACTATTTGAAAATCTTGATAAAACGAGAGAGGGCACTGCTGAATGGTACGACGCAAGAGCACAAATATTATCTCAACACGGAGATATACTGTCTGCTATGGGTTCAGAAATATCAAGTCTTAATGATAAGGCTGGCGCATATAGGGTTTTAAGAGACGAGATATACAAGACTGCCAAAGCAGAGGCCGTAACAAAAGCCACACAAGAGTTACAAACAAAAGCAATAGAAACTGCAGTTCAAGGATATGCTAAGATATACGATGAGGCGGTTATAAAAAAAGGGCAGAAGTTTGCCGATGAGTTTATTAAGCGTGTGCGAAATGACATAGAAACAACAGGTAAGTTGTCTGATGAATTGTCGAAAGAAATTGAGCAATTGTTCCCTATGCAATTTGAAAGAGTTATAGGCACTGGCTCTGCAGGAAATGTAATGAAAACAAATGCTGCACTAAATACTGTACCTATTACCATAAACAACATATTGAAGGCAGAAAACGATCTTATCAAAAAGAGAAATGAGGCCGAATCTTTGTTTGATTGGTTGAAGATTGATGATAAAGACGTAAAACAGAATAAATTATATTGGGAGAATCAATTAAGTGCCGCACAGAATCAATTGGATTTAATGGATGATTCACTTATCGGCACTGAAGAGTGGAATAAAAAACTGAAAGAAATTGAGGATATTAAGGCAAAGATTGCGTTAAGAGATAAAGAAAGCACGAATGAAACCAATACTACAAACGACATACTGAAAGATAGAGTTGCTTTGTTGATGGAGGCTAACTCAATGTACGAAGAATGGGTTAAGATAGCAGGTAGTGATAGAGCCAAGAGTGTAGCCAAAGCTATATACCCAGAATTTAATCCCGATACATTAAGGTCAGAATTAGAGAAGATACGCAAAACGGGGAGTAAAGAGGCACGTATTGAGGCGGCTAAAGCTTTAACAGGATTAGACAGACAATCGGTAGAAACAACATTGACAGACGTAGAGAGACAGATCACGGAGACAATAGCCAAATGGGATTTGTTCTCTAAACTTTATAAAGAATCGGGAGATTATAGTTTCGCCATAAACGCAGTGTTCGGAGGTAAGGTTGGTTTTAAGTCCGTGTTAGAACAACTGCAGAAAGAAATAGAGGATGAGATAAAAGGAAATAAAGTAGGAATATCATTCGCCGAACTTATAAAAGCAGAGCCAGACACGGTAGCTAAGATGTTCGGAGGAAAAACATCTGCACTTGTCAAAGCTTATCAAGAAGAATCAAAGAAACTGTCCGATGAAAGTTTGATGAGAGCCGCAGAGCTACTAAGTACCTATAAAAACTACGAACAACAACGTAAAGATATAATAGCACAAGGCGAACAAGACATAGCCGATCTGATGGCACATGGAGCTTCACAGGCGGCAATAGATGAGGCAAAAAAAAGAACGCAAAAATCGATAGATGATTTGCAAAAAGAAGTACTTCAATTATATGGACTTGGAGGATATGCTGAAAATGGAAACATCTCTGATTATTTTAAAGATGCTATAAAAAATGTTCTCCCTTTATACAAGAGTCTTAATACAGCAACACTATCTGAACTAAAAAAGGCAAAAGACGCCATATCGTCAATGAAAGTGCCTCCACAGTTGTTAGTTGATTTTGAGGCGGCTGGTGGCGCTGCAGAGGATTTGGCAAATGTGATTAAAGAGGCACAAGATAGTGCAGAAGAGGCAATTGATGATAGAATATTAAACGAGTTGGTGGAATCAATCAATAAGATGATTAATTCTGTTGGCAAACTCGGATCTGCGTTACAAAAACTAAATAATAAATTTCTTAAATCAACGGGTGAATTGCTTTCTGCAATCAGCGGCTCAATGGATGGTATCATGGAGCTAATCAAACTTGGAGAAAAGGCAACAACGGTAGATGTTATATCGGCTGGATTGTCTGGTGTTTCGACACTTATTGATACAATAGGCACATCTATACAAAACAACGTAGATGCACAAAATAAATGGAATGAGGCAATTGCTGAAAGTGTTCAACAAATGAGGCTGTTTAATATTGAGCGACTTGCCTATGAAGAGGGGTCTATATTTGGGATGGACGATCCGATAAGACCTGCTTTGTCGGCAATGGAACAACTTTTTGCCGCAAGAAAAGAACTTTCAAAGATGGAAGAAGAGCTCGGAAGTGGATTGGTTCAGACAGGAACAATGAGAGTACCTTCAAGTTCTGCATGGGGTGGTTTTATAGCTGGTGGTGCTGGTATAGGATCTGCTATTGGCTCTATTATTCCTGGAATAGGGACTGCATTAGGAGGACTAATGGGAGGGTTGATAGGTGGTATATCCGCAGGAATTTCATCGTTATTTGGGTCTAAGGCTTCAACAAAAACAATTCCTGTATATAATCGGCTCAAGGATCAATATGAAGTTTTATATGATCCAGACACGTATGAGCTAAATCCACAATTACTCGCAGACTATGATAAATTAGATGAAGCTACAAAAAAAATAGTTGACAATTGGGATGAAATAAAGCAGAAAATGGAAGAGGCCGACAAGCAGGTGGAGACTACGCTTGATAGTATTGCTGGCAGTATAGGAGAAGACCTTTATGATGCTCTTATAGAAGCATTCACAAACGACGATTTAAATGCGGCACTTGATGAATTTAGAACAAATGTGAACAAGATGTTATCAGACCTTGCTACAAGGATACTTTTTAGCGCTATATTTTCTGATGTATTGGCAGAGGGAGAGAAGCGAATGAAAGAGAGTCTTTCTCCAGAGGGTGATCAGAATTTACTTGACGACATAGATTGGCTTGGTGAACAGTTGGAGAACAGATTACCAATAGCCATTGAGGGATTAGAGGGTGTTGATAAAATGCTTGAATCTCTTGGGCGAGACCTTAGCTTTGGAGAAGAGGCTAAGGATTCTGGTCTTACGGCTGGAATAAAAGGAATAACCGAAGATACTGCGTCTTTGTTGGCATCGTATGTAAACGGTATTAGGGCAGACATTGCGATGCAGTTAGACTTTGTTAAGAGGCTTATAGACTCTGATGTGCCGGAGATAACCGCATTGGGTAAAGCACAATTAATTCAACTACAAAACATAGCACGAAACACGGAGAAAGCATCCAAGATGGCAGAAGATATAATGGACTTCTTAAACTCTGTTTCGGCTGGCACTAAATCTTTAAAAGTTAAATAACATGGACTTAAAAGAACTCAACATAGAACTAAGAACATCGGCAAGACGAGTAGGCCTTTGCGACAAGTGGTTTAACGAATGGGATCTAAACTCTGACCATCAGACGTTAATCGACAAGTATAAGAAAGGGATAGACTTCGTTATGGAGAACAACTTCCCGTCAAACGAATTTATCGTTAACAACATAGACAAAGAGCTGCTTGAGAAGAATAACATCTACGTAAATACAGAATTTTACGTGAATAACCCTCAAAGCGATTGCGTCGTTCTTAGCAGTAGCGGTAAATTTGTGTTCAGCGGATTCTCCGTGAGAGATATATATGTGAACGGAGCTTCGGATATTGAGATAGAGGCGAAAGATCACGCTAAGGTTTATGTTACCGTTTACGGATGCGCTGATGTTCACCTTGTACAAAGAGGATTGGCAAGCATAAGCGTATATAAAAATACCGAGTGTAATATCTCATTTGAAGGCAACGTAAAAGTCCACGAAAAAGATTGAGAATATTTTGAATGTTCTGATTAAATTGTTAAATTTGTAAGTAAATAATCGCTATGGCAGAAGCATATACCATATTGTTTCAGAAAGAAAAAACAGGCGCTGTATTGAAGGACTTGGTAAGAGACTTTAATATGGTTTGTTTGTCGTTTCCACTACAGCTTAACTTGGAGGCTAAGGACGTGGTTACCGACGATTGGCCGGAAGAAGACGGAGAAGATTGGTTTGAGCCGAGTGTTTTACCATTAAAGGCTTATGATCTTAACGTTGAAATAGGATATTCAGGCGATTATTGGAGCACAAAGATAGAATCGTTTCTAAACTACCTGACAGGACAAGACGGCAGTGGAGTAAAGATGAAGATGTACGACGTACATACTGGTATAGGCCGAAAAGGAGTAAGGTTTGTAAGTTATGAGCCTAATCTTTCTGGCTATGACGGTAAACTGATGACATTTACGATAAGATTTAGGGTTACAGACCCAAGAACAAAGGTATTACCTCAATATTCTGGTAGCGAAATAATAGCATTAATCTGATGAGTTGGAAGGTTTACAATAAGAATAACGAAGAGCTTTGCGATATTCACAAATTAGAGTACAGCGGCTCTTTCATGGGAGATAGGTTTATCACGGCGTCGATAACATCACCATATCCTATAGATTTTTCAATAGGTGATTACGTAATATATCGCGGTGAACAGTTTACGCTAAACTACGACCCTTCGATCATAAAGAAAGCAACCAAGAACACTACGGGAGATGCGTTCACTTATGACAACGTAAAATTTAATAGTTATTCGGATGAATTAGTAAGGTGCGAGTTTTTAGACTACGTTCTTAACGATAACCTCATTCATTTCTCATCTCTCCCGTCATTCGGATTTCACGCACTTACCATACACGACTTAGCTGATAGGATAAAAGCCAATCTTGACAGGGTTTACACAGGAGACCGTGCGTGGACTGTAAACGTAAACGATTATAACATAACCGTAAACAATGTATTTATCACCGCAGACAGATTAAATGTTTGGGGTGCATTATCGCTTGTATCTACTACGTTTAAATCTAATTTCATCATTAGGGGGAGGACTATAACCATAGGTACGGCTGGTAATGTCATAAGCGATGTGTTTGAGTATGGTAAGGGTCGCGGACTAAACAGAATAACCAGAATAGCCGATCCTGACCAACAAATTATAACCAGACTAAGGGTTTACGGCAGCACGAGAAACTTACCGTTTAGGTATTACAATAAGTTAACCAAGCCAGATTTATCGTTATACCTCCCTAACAACATGGCGGTTCAAAACCTCATGTTGCCGTCATTCCCTTATACCACATTAGACCCGTATATTGACAGCCCCAATATAGGAGCTTTGGGCGTAATGGAGGGTAGCGTATTCTTTGATGGGAGCGATGAATCATTACCAGAGATTTATCCTTCACTCGAAGGTATGACCGCATCTCAATTAAGTGCAGCTGGTATAATAGTCAATTTGGATTCTGGAGACAACGGCAATTTGGACGAAATAGCCGCAGACTCGGTTAATAGCGATGGCACTCCAATTACCGATAACGGGTTATTTGAAGAAGGCGCAACCGTACCATCATTTAGAATAACTCTTAAAGACATTGGGTTTGATATAAACAATTATTTGCCAGGCGCAACCATATCGATGAAAAACGGCCTATGCGGCGGCAGAGAGTTTGAGATACTTTCATGTGAAAAAGTAGGCAACAAGTACATCCTGACATGTAATCGGGTATTGGACGAAGGTATAGGACTATATTTCCCGTATGCTTCAATGAACATAAAAGCTGGCGATAAATTTGTACTCTTAAACATAGAAATGCCAGAGGTATATATTCATGCGGCGTCTCAAAGATTATTAGTCGCAGGGCAAGAATATCTATCTAAGAATGATTATGTAAGATACACCTACGATGTAAACATATCCCCCGTTTACATGGCTCGTAACCCTATTCTTCACGACACGATAGTCGAGGGTGATTATCTTCAATTTTCAGATACCGATTTGGGGATAGCTGGGAGTATCATAATAGATAACCTAAGAATAAAAGAAGGCGATGAGATTATACCTATTTATGAAGTAACCTTAACCGAAGAGAAACAGGTAGGTACTATTCAGAAGATACAAAATCAGATTAATTACTTGTTAAGCGGCGCTGGTGGGTCGATTTTAGATATAAAACAAACTGAAAGCCTTATCAGGTTAATAGGAGACAGACAATTTCTGTCTAAGGTATCCGAAGACACTGCACAAAAGTTAATAAAATTTCTTGAAGGGATAGAGGTTGGCACGTTTGCCTCTGGCCTACTCGGTTCAGGTGCAGCTATTAAGAACGTTAGCGGTACGTCAGTTGCGGAGGTTGACCAATTGCTTGTAAGACAAAGGGCAGAGTTCTTTTCAGTCTTAATACACGAAGCAAGAAGTGTTGGTGGTCAGTTGATTATCAGCGCAGCTAATATGTTGTGCACAAAAGTTGAGGAGACACCTAATTTTTACAGATGTTACTTTGATTCTAAAGACGGAGAAGTAGCCAACTTATTCTCAAACACCGACTTCGCACGGTGTCAGATATTTACGGGCACAAGACAAAAATTTTATTGGCGAAAAGTAGTAGCCGTAGGTACTGATTATATAGAGTTGAGCAAGACCGATGCCGCCTTGAATAGCGATATACCAGAAGTTGGTGATACTATCTTTCAACTTGGTTCAACCGATGTAAACAGGCAAGGTGCTATGATCCTATCTACGGTAGGCAACGATGCACCGTCGTTTATTCAGTATTCTGGTATAAACTCGTATGACTTAACAGGCAAAGAAACTACCAAATTCACAAGACTTGGTAACAGAATAGTCGGCAGCACCGTGTTTCTTTCAAGCGGCGTAAATTTGGATGAATGGGCTGATGGCACTTCGTTTGACATACAAGATGCACAATCGTTAGCTAATCAGGCTGATCAGAAAGCGCAACAAGCCATAAATGACGCTTCATCCGCTGTAGGATTGATTAATTCAGAAGTTGGCAGGTTACAGGCTCAAATAGACGGTGAAGTATCGAATTGGTTCTATCCTTATTCTCCTACTTTATCCAACTATCCTGCATCCGAATGGACAACCAACGAAATAAAGAATAGGCATATAGGTGATACATTCACCAACACGCAAGAATTTATAGACGATCAAACTACACCAGATGCAGGAAAAAGCTGGAGGTTTGTTGTTAATAATGGCGTTTATTCATGGACTCTGATAGCCGACAGCGATGCAGTTTTAGCACTACAATTGGCATCAGAAGCACAAGCCACCGCAGACGGTAAAAGTACAACATATCTTGTTCAACCAACTTCTTATAAGCTCGGTGACATGTGGGTATTGAATGCCGACATGACGATTAACGGGGTATCGTATAAGCAGGGAGATGTACTTACTTCATTACAGGACAGTACTGTTTATAATCAGGCGCATTGGACTAAGAAGATACGTTATACTGATGACACTGCGGTAAATAACCTCCAGATAGGCGGGAGGAATTTAATCCGAAACAGCAATTTTCGGTTTGGCCGAAATAATTGGAGTGTTAATGGAACTCCAACGGTAACAGTCGAAACAGACTCAATATATACAAATCGCGCAAAAGTTGTGGCTACAGGTTCAGGTCAAGGATTATATACATACCCGCTTAGAACAGCGTGGAAAAAATACTCTTTTTCTGTATATTTAAAAGCGGACTCACCGATGACTGTTCTTTTTAGTCATGAAAATGGAGATGGGTCAATCTATTGTAATGTTACTACAGAATGGCAACGATTTACAAGTAGTGGGGTTTGGAGAGGAAGTGGAGCACTTTGTTTATATGCGCAAGGAGCAGGAACTTTCTATATAGCAAATGTTCAGTATGAGGAAGGCGACAAATCAACCGACTGGACACCAGCCCCCGAAGACGTTCAGGCAGAGATAGATGC